AGAAATAAGATACTTAATGGCAGACTATTTAGATATACATATACAAGAGATTAAGATATGAAATACAAAGTAGAAATAGAATTAGACTTTGATAAACGACCATCAAAGAAAGTTGTACTAGATAGGTTGTTTGATATATTAAAAGATAACAAAGTTGAATATAAATTACATAAGTATAACAATAACTTATGGGCACAAATTAAAAGGAGTCTTAAGAATGAAAAATATAAATAAAGAAATGTTTCAAATATTTATGGGTTGTATAGTATGGTATCTACTATGTTTTACATTACCACTAATTGTGTTATAATTATATGTTGACAAAAAAATATAATTGTAGTATTATTTATTATAAATATATATATGATAATTATAACTTAACTAATTATGAAATATACGATAAGATAAACAAAGAAAAGAAAGATAATAGTTGGGCATATAATATATCTTTTATAGAAAAATATTGGGATAATGAATGATGTATGTAATAGCTTTATATAATCCAGAGATAGATGATTTACCAGATGTATATACAGAGAGAGGTAAACCTGTATATTTTAAATCAGATATAGAAGCAGAAGATTTTTTACATAGACTATATGAAAAAAATAATATATTTATTACACCTTTATTAGAAGACCATATGATATTAATGGGTGTACAATGATAGAAATAAATGTTATTAATATGTTTATATTAGGAATAATACTAGGTTTATTTATTGTTTTAATAGCATACTTATTAACGAGGTTATAAAATGAATAAAAATTTAGAAGAGATATATAAAAAAAATATAAGAGATTTACAAGAACAGAATAGAAATCTTATGGTTAGAATTAAAATGCTAACAGACGAATTATATGAATTAAAAACAAATAAAAAGTATAAAGGTTGGGTAGAGAACCCAGATGCAGGACATATAAAAGATGAATAAAGCTAGAGATAGAAGATTAAAAGCTACAGGTAAATGGTTTAAATCAACAAAGAAAAAAAGTTTGTTGACAAATCATATTTTTCCTGTACTATTAATAGCAGGTTTTATTTTTTATATTATTAATTTATAGGAGAGAACAATGACTAAAAATTTATGGGATAAAGAAAGTAAAACTTTATTTAAAAAGTATTACAGAGAATATAAGAGTGAGGGATATGAAGATAGAGAAGCAAAGAGGTTATCTAAACAAGATGTTAATACTGTGTTAGGAGAACGCATTGACTTTGCAGAACTTTTATATAAGAATAAATTAAATGATAATAATTAGAGGAACAATATGTATTCAAGTAAATGGTTAGACCGAGGTCCTTGCCCAAAGTGTGGGTCTAGTGATGCTAAAGTTAAACATGCTGAAGGATATAGTTATTGCTTTTCTTGTGAAACTAGATTTGGAGAGGAAGATGATATGAATAATGTAACACCTATGCCTGTAGATAATAAACCTATAGTAAAACAAGGTATGTTTTCAGACATAATAGAAAGAAAGATTAATAAAGAAACAGCAGAGAAGTATAATACAAAGGTTACTAAAGAGGGTACAGTAACAACTAAACATATATATGAATACTATGATGTTAATGGTAGTCATGTAGCTAATAAGATTAGAAACACAGCTACTAAACAAATGTGGACTGAAGGTTCAATACAAGAAGCCACATTGTTTGGTCAGAATTTATTTAGTTCTGGTGGTAAGTATGTTACCATTACAGAAGGAGAGGTAGATGCTATGTCAGCTTACCAATTGATGGGTAGTAAGTGGGCATCTGTCTCAATCAAGACAGGAGCAGGTGGAGCTTTACGAGATTGTAAATCTGCATTTGAATATCTCGATAGCTTTGAGAATATTATTATATGTTTTGATATGGATGAACAAGGCAGAAAAGCTGCCAACAAAGTTGCTCAATTGTTTTCTCCGAACAAGTGCAAAATAATGTCTATGGAGTATAAGGATGCTAACGAATACCTTAAGATGGGTAAGAGTCAAGCCTTCAACCAAGCTTGGTGGTCGTCACAACCATATACTCCTGCAGGCATTATGAACCTACAAGAGTTAGGTTCTTCATTATTTACTGAGGAATATTGTGAGACATGTTTGTTTCCTTGGAGTAAGATGAATGATAAAACTTATGGAATGAGAACAGGAGAACTAATAACATTTACAAGTGGTGCAGGTATGGGTAAGTCCTCTATTATGAGAGAACTAATGTATCACTTGTTTAAAAATACAAAAGATAATGTGGGTATACTAGCATTAGAAGAGAGTGTTAAGAACACAGCATTTAATATTATGTCTGTTGAAGCTAATGCTAGATTGTATATAAAAGAAATAAGAAAGAATTATACACAAGACCAACTAGATAAATGGCAACAAGATACTATAGGTACAGGAAGGTTCTTTGCTTTTGACCATTTTGGTTCTATAAGTAATGATGAGATACTAGCTAGAGTTAGATACATGGCACAGGCATTAGATTGTAAGTGGATATTTATTGACCACCTATCTATCCTTGTATCTGGACAAGAAGAAGGAGATGAGAGAAAGTCTATTGATGTCTTAATGACTAAGTTGCGTTCTCTTGTAGAACAAACAGGTGTAGGTTTATTATTAGTATCACATCTGCGTAGACCTGCAGGTGATTCTGGTCATGAGAATGGTAAAGAGATTACCTTATCTCACCTTAGAGGTTCTGCATCTATTGCACATCTATCTGATAGTGTAATAGGATTAGAAAGAAATCAACAAGCAGATGGAGATGAAGCTAACACTACAACAATTCGTATTCTAAAGAATAGATATACAGGTGATACAGGTATTGCTACACATCTTTATTATGATAAAGAAACAGGAAGAATGACAGAGGTTGACAATCCCTTCGAAGCAGAGTATAATACAGATAATACAGAGGAGGTACCATTCTAATGAAATGTTGGCATTGTAATACAGAATTAATATGGGGAGGAGACCATGATATTGACCATGAAGATGAGGACTATTGTATGGAAACAAATTTATCTT